GTTGACGCTCCTTACCGTCAGAGAATTTAGGCCTGTCTGTGTCGCCACCTGTTTCGAACTCCGGTGAAACCGCGAGGATGGTCGCCGGCAGAAGACCGGCCGACACGCTCACGCGCCCCTGATTATTCCAGTCCCCGACAAAGCGCGCCTCGAACGTGCCCGTGAACAAGCCGTTGACCAGCAATTCTCCGAACTCCGGTATCGGGTCGTGCTCGTATGAATAGCCGTCGTTGCCCGGCCCGTAGTGTAAGCCGATGGTCTTGTCTACGTGGATGATAATCTTGGTCGGATTGCGCAGCTCGCCGTTCAGGGCCGGCGCGCCAACGTCGATATCGAGCGTGGTCAGCAGGCTATCATACGGCAGGCCGAGCGTGACTTTCGATCCAGGGAACGGCAGGGCCACGGAGCCGCCGCCGACAAGGAGACCATTCACCGGCCGCCCGTCAACGACGCCGCCGACCGTCCGGCCTTCGAGGTGGCCGAGGCCGGACACCGCGCCGACCGGGCCGCCGTCGCGGGATAATCCCGCGTCCACGAAGAACGCTTCCGCCGGGCTGTTGCAGATCCGGGTGTGCTGGCGCTCGACATACCGCCGCTGCGCGCCGCCGACCGTCCGGCGCACGACGACATACACCACGTCTTCCTGATCTTCGGCGACGACGGCAACGCTCTCAAACGCGCCGTCAGTCGTGAACTCGGACCAGCCCAACACCTCTTGATCCTTGAGGTACGTACACGCCAGCATCGAGCCGTTGGACAGCACGAAGTACAGGCACGAGAATGGCACGCTGGCGAACGCCATTTGCGTGATCGTCGCGCCCTCCAGCAGGTGCCGGGACAACAACGACATCTCGACGCCGCGATACTTGTTCGTGCCGAAGTCATACGCGATCGACCGGACCATTTGGCCCTTGGCCTGGACGAACACGACATCATCGAGCACTACGATCGGCGATATATTCTCCGCGCACCCGAACGCGGATTGCTGCCGAGCGTCGATCGTCGTGGGCGCGAGCGTCCCGCTGTCGTCGCCGCGGATACGGAACTCGCCCGAGATCGTGAAGCACAACAGATCTTCGGTCGGCACGAAGAACAGCACATCTTGCCGCTGCCGGCTGGCGAGCGCCATCACGATCGCGTCGCTCGCCTTGCTCGGGAACGTCGTGTCGAAATTATTTAGGTCCCCGGCCTGGGACAAGTCGATCCGGTTTGCTTTGCCCGGCGGGCCGCCGAACACCGTGCGCTGCTGGAAGATGGTCGAGGCGCGCGGATAGTTGCCGGCGCCGACGAACGGGAATTGCCCCTTGCTCGGGCCGTTCGCTGTGTCCGGCGTCGCGTTCAGATCGCGCCAGTAGACCAGCCCGTCACCCTCTGGCGGCTGGCTCGCATCCACGATGCCGACGAGGCCGAACAGCGCTCCCTTGGTGGACTTGTAGACACGGAAGTTCGACGCGCCCGGCGACTTCACGAACCCGACATCGTTCGAGAACCCGCGCAAGAACAGATCATTGTTGATCGTGACCGTGTACAACGGCGGGCTTTCTCGGCCGGACGCGGCATCAACTGCCGTCACCGTGTAATTGCTATCGTACGGGTAAGAAAACTCAGTCGGATACGGGTTCCCGTCTGCATCTTTACCGGTCTCCAGCGGGCGCGTCTGGAACCTACCGACCAAATAAGCCGGACTATCTACAGCCGGCGCGGTCGCGTAATTCGAGAACGCCCAGTTATCGAGCGCAAACCGCGACAGCTTACGCGGCGGGTGTAGCTGGTGCGTGATCGTCAGCACGTCGTTCGACTGTTGGAACACCATCGCCATGACCTGATCGGCCGTGTATGGCGTTGCCAGGAAATACCGCGCGCCGTCACTGCCGGCGATGTACCGCCCACGCCGGATCACCGACATGTAGCCGTTGCCGAACTCCAGCACGCATGTGTCCCGCCCAGACAACGTGAATTCCACGAGCCGCACGGGCGAGCTTTCGCCGCCGACCGCCCCGACGAACTCGAACCCGGCCCGGTTCGAGATGCCGCCGAACGGCAGGATCTGCCAGTTTTTCAGCCGGGCCGCGCCCATCTGGTATTTCGCGAGATCCACCCGCGCGTGCAGCTTGGGGTCGATCTCGCCGGCAGTGAACGCGGGCTGTATCCGCTTAGCCATTCGCGTCGGCCTCGTTCACGACCTTGAGCCGCACAAGCTGGTATTCGACCCAGCCGCCCGCGCCGGTCCCAACACACAGCACGTTGTCCACGAAGTTAAAGAACGTCGCGCCCTCGGCCAGGAACGACTTGGACTTGGGCGACGGGTTGGGCCGCATGCCGGCGACATACGAAACCATGGAGCGCGGTGCGCCCATGAAGATGTAACCGCGCGCCATGGCTAGTTGTCCTCCTGCACGTCATATTCAGCCTCGACGTAGTGTTGCGACGGGTCGTCCACGACGAGCCGCCCGTCGCGCTCCAGTCGCCCGCCGACGCTCTCAACCCAGAAATCCGACGAGGACAGGAGCTGCGGCGTCGGCTCGACTGGCGCGGTCAGGCCGGGGATATAGGCCGGCAGGATCGCCGAGCCGGGGCCGGGGCCGGTAATCATCGGTGGGGTGGAGTTGACCTGTGGCGAGCCCGGCAACGCGCCCCACGGCGGCAGGAACCGGCCTGGGCTGCCCCACGTCCGCATCAGCTCCTCACGATCCTGGCGGACCAGGGACGGGATACCGCGCGCGGCCAGCCACTCCGGGACGCGCTCGTCCAACTCGCCCATGTCCTCGTTCGCCGCGTCGGCACGCGCCTTGTCGCGCAGCATCTTGGCTGCCGCCCGCATGGCAATCGTCGCGTCGCCCTTGCCCGTGAGCGGAGCCGCGATCAACGCCGCCAACTCGTGCGCCAGCAGCAACGTGAACTCGGGATCGTACTGCGCCGGGTCCACATCCCACCGGGTGTAAATCAGCGTCCCGGCCGGGCGGCGAGTGAACACCGACCCGTTCGCCAGGGTGAACCGCACGTCGTATTGCGTTGGGTAGTCCTTGGCGAACCCGCGCACGCACGTCGCGTTCGGCGGGTAGGCGTAGGCGAATGCGTGGCCGGGGATCAGCGCCGCCGCGGAGGGCACCGCCGCCGCGTAGACCCGGGCGAACGGCCAGTCCACGCCACGCAGCGTCGCCCGCAACGCCAGGGCGTAGAACCGCCGGGCCGCGTTGGCGCGCTTGGTTCGCTCGCCGAACGACGTAATTGCGTCCTGGCCGATCAGCCCCAGTGCGAGGTTCGCTACCTCGATGGGGACGCTGTTGACCGGCAGGGCGTCGCGCGAGGCGTCCGCGCCCTCCTGCTCGCCCTCCTCGGTCCCGGCCGCCGTGATCGCCATCTTGCCGGCCATCTCGGCGGCGTCGGCCATGGCCTTCAGCACGTCGGCCTTGCCCGTGATCGAGAGCGCCATCAGTTGGGCGAGGTTCGCGGCCACAAGCTGGGTAAAGTCCTGCGGCCACTCGGCCGGGTTCTCCACAAGCCCGGTCAACACGAACTTGGCATTGTCCTCGTTCGTGTAGACGAACCGCTCTGCCTCGGGCGTGGCCGCGCGCAGGATCTGGAAGCGCACCGGCTGCTCATCATCTCTGGACCGGATTACGTACCGGAATGCCGCGCACGTCGGGAACTTGTAGGAGAACTGCCAATTCGGGACGCTCGGGGCGTTGGCCTTCTCGCCGTAGTGGATCACGCGGGCAAACGGCCAATCGAACAGGCGCAAAGCCGCGTCAACGGCCTGCCGATAGAACCGGCGCACGGTGTCGGCCGGCTTGGTCCGGTCGCCCCACGTGACCATGGCTTCCTGCCCGAGCATCGCCAGGGCCGTGTTGCCGATGTCGAGCTGCGCCGACTGGAGTACCGGCACTTCGCGGTTCGGGTCTTCACCTTCGCCCGCGTCAATGGTCTCGCTGTTCGTCGCCGCCAGAGCCGCCCGCTTGCCGGCGTCCTCGGCCAGTTTGCGCATTCCCATCATCAGCTCGGCCTTGCCCGTGATCGGCATGGCGAGATGCGAGGCGAGCGTCAGAGACGCGAACTCCACGAAATCGTTTGGGTACTCGTTCGGGTCCGACAGGAACAGCGTGCAGGACAGCCACGCCGCGTCTTCGTTCGTGAACACGGCCTTGCGGTTCGCGCCGCCAACGCTGGTCCGCATGAGCCGGAACTGTACGGGCGCTTCCGTCCGGCCGTTCTGGACGACGTGGCGGACGATCTCGACGCCGGCCGGGATCTCATATGCGAACTTCCAGTTCGGGACGCCTGCACCCGCAATCTTCTGCCCGGCGATGAACTGCCGGGC